AATGCACGAGTCATTAGTAAATCGTCTATCACAAATGTATGCCGCTATTAAAGAAGAGCGTACAGAAGAAAAAGACGAACACGGTAATGTTACAAAGTGGAAAGAAGAAACTCCATGGCGCAAAGCACAAGACAAAGACGGTCGCGGTAAAGTAACTAATATGAGCGATAAAGCTCGTCGTGAAAGTGAAAAAATGGCCAAGAAAGATGTAAAAGAAAACGCTCATCACGATGATGATGAAGAGAAAAAGATTCGTCACCTAATGCGAAAATACGGCTGGAGTCGTCAAGAGGCATTAGAGTACTTCCACTATGAAAAACATGACCCTAAAGATTATGAAAATATGGAAGAATCATCTGAAAAACGTACTATAACTCGTGCCGCCAAAGGTGTTATGAAGTATAACAAATATGATTAAGTTTCGTCGCAGTTAGCACTCTGTCCGATAGTGCCAAATAGACCCTCCGGGGTCTATTTTTTTGAGTAAATAACATTATGGCAAAATCACTAGACGGCGTCTTAACTAAAAAGGCGCACACTAAAGAATCGTTCACTGAAGAACAAGTACAGCACTTGTTAGCGTGTGCTGACCCCGCCACGGGGTACTTGCACTTTGCCCAAAACTTCTTTTACATACAGCATCCTGTTAAAGGCAAAATGTTGTTTGAGCCTTATGAATATCAAATAGGGCTACTTAACAGTTATCATGATTTTCGATTCAATGTAAACATGCTACCGCGTCAAAGTGGTAAGACAACTTGTGCTTCAGCATATTTGCTATGGTATGCTATGTTTCATCCAGATCAAACTATTCTAGTTGCCGCACACAAATACACAGGCTCACAAGAAATTATGCAACGTATCCGTTACGGATATGAACTATGTCCTGATTATATACGGTCGGGCGTGGTTAACTATAACAAAGGGAGTATTGAATTTGACAACGGATCTAGAATTGTATCAGCTACTACTACTGGTAATACCGGTCGTGGTATGTCCATATCCTTATTATATTGTGACGAGTTTGCCTTCGTACAGCCTAACATTGCTGAAGAGTTTTGGACTTCAATATCACCAACACTAGCAACTGGTGGACGAGCAATTATTACTTCAACACCTAACTCAGACGAAGATACGTTTGCTATTATCTGGAAAGAGTCACAGGATTTGTTTGACGAGTTTGGTAACGAAAATAAAGAAGGAACTGGGCGTAATGGATTCCACGGTTATCGTGCCGAGTGGGGCGATCATCCAGATCGTGATGAAGCATGGAAGAAAGTTGAATTAGGTCGTATCGGAGAAGAACGTTTCCGTCGTGAATACGGCTGCGAATTCTTGGTATACGATGAAACACTGATCAACAGTATTAAACTTGCAGAGCTTGTAGGAAAAGAACCATCATTCCGTATGGGGCAAGTACGATGGTATAAAAAACCCACACCTGGAAACTTGTATGTAGCGGCACTTGATCCTAGTTTAGGCACAGGTGGAGATTATGCGGCAATTGAAGTATTTGAATTACCCAGTATGATACAGGTAGCAGAATGGCAACATAATTTAACAATCATACAAGATCAAGTAAAAATATTTAAAGATTTATTAAAATACATTCAAGACGAGCTTGGTCAAGATCACCCTAACAGCATTTATTGGTCTTGTGAAAATAACACAGTTGGTGAGGCGGCACTAGTTGTTATTAAGGATTTAGGAGAAGAAAACTTCCCTGGATTGTTTGTATCAGAACCTGTGCGTAAAGGGCATGTTCGTAAATTCCGTAAAGGATTTAACACTACATTTGGTAATAAAATATCAGCATGTTCGAGAGTAAAGTACTTAATTGAGGAAGATAAGATGAAAATTCACAGTCGACCTTTACTAAGTGAACTTAAAACATTTATTGCTTCGGGTACTAGTTTTAAAGCAAAAACAGGGCAACATGATGACCTAGTTTCAGCGTTATTGCTAGTTATACGCATGACTGTAGTATTATCAGAATGGGATCCTAGAGTATTTGAAACTCTCAGCATAAATTCACACTTAGAAGAAGATTGGGAAGCTCCGCTCCCGATATTTGTTTCTAGTAATATCTAATAAATATAAGATGGACATTAACTTAGACAAAATCGCACAAGAATTATACGGTAAAATCTGTACCCGTTTTTCTGACGTCACTTTTGGTGATGAAGCAGGTAAAATATTAAGCCGTGAAGAAGATATCCCCGATGCACGATTCTTTGAATTTGAATACAAAGAACAAGGCGAAGTGTTAGGTACTATTACTATTACACTTAGTCAAAAGAAGGGTGTATTTGTACAGTTAAGCGGAGACTTAGTTGACTCTAAGCATCCCAGAGCTTTTAAATTTATACGTTCTTTGAGAGATTTTGCTCGATCAAGATTGTTGAATTATGATGAAATAAATATAGGGAAGAATAATTTAGATAAACGAGATTATCATTTCCAGACCAAATCCAAGGAAGAACCTATGATGGAAAGTAAAATGTACGGTACTGCTAAAATCAGTTACCAAGATTTAGGCGAAGCCCGACTTGTTATTAAACACAGTCAGCCAGTTAACACTGATTTAGCCGCTGGACGTACAATGCATATTGAAAGCATTTATGTTGAAAACGCCGCAGGTGAACGTTTCAAATATCCATTCAAACATTTAAGTGGTGCTAGAGCATTAGCAGAACATTTAAAACATGGCGGTATTCCTTATGATGCTATTGGTAAACACATTACAAGTCTAAGTGAAGAACTAGCACAACTACGTAAGTTTAAAGGTTATGTTGGTCGTAATGAATCTTTAGCAGAAGCTATGGGCGAAATCACAAATAAAGTATTTGAACGTATTGAGCAAGTTAAAAAAGAAGTAGCAAGCCTTTCACGTAAATCATATTATGAGCAATTTGCAGAAGCATTTGAAGATCGTGAAGATCAAATGATTCCTGAAGACATTATGAGTGACTGGATTGATCGATTAACAATCCGTACATTTAATGAAGATTTAAAAACAGCATTTCCTTATATCTTCCGTTTAGTTGATGAAACTAGTATACCGACTAAAGAATTAGGTCCTGATGATATCCTAAGTGATGCATATAATCCAAACAATGTAAGCGCACAGCACGAAAGAGAAATGAGAGCAGGCCATAAGGCAGAGCTTAAGAAGAAAGCAGATGCAGGTGACGAAAGTGCTAAAAAACGTTTACAAGCGATACACGATAAAGAAGAAGCTCGCCGTGATGAATTTAATGCTCGTATGGAACGTGAAAGCTACGATCCTATCAACGCATTTGAAAATTTCATGGACAGCATAGTAAACGAGGACGACGAATCAGAACCTCGTGATAATTTGTTTAGTGACAATTTAACAGTACAGAAACAAGCAGTAGAAGATTTAAATGCAATCATGGGTGCTGAATTAAAAGTTGGCACAAACGGTGACGATGTTATTGGCAGTTTGACTAACAAGCATATTATTGATGATCCAGAATTTTTAAGTACATTTAAAGAATTAGATCCAGACTTAGATGCACGAGCAATTATACAACAATATGTATTACAGCGTGATCCTAGTCTTGAAAACCAATTAGATTTTAGCGGTGACGGACAAGTTGGTGGCGCAGATACTGCACCTCCAGCAGAAACTCCGCCTCCAGCACCTGCTCCAGAAGCACCTCCAGCACCTGCTCCAGAAGCACCTCCAGCACCTGCTCCAGAAGCTGGTGCCCCACCAGTAGCACCTCCTGAGGCAGCGCCTGCTCCTGTAGCAGAAAGTTCTGGTGCGCCTCATCCTAAAGCTAAAATGATTAGAGCAATTCATAAAGCTAAAGAAGCCGGTGCTAAATTAGATACTAAATTAGACTTCGGCCATAAAGAAATGACCTTGCATGATTGTATTCGAGAGTGCGGAATGGATCCGCAAGAATTTGGGTTTGATCATGAAGAGCACGAAGATCCAGTTCACGGTATATTAAAATCAATCAGCGGTTTTTGGAACCCACAAGAAAAGAACTTTACTCTAGGTGGTACACGCACTAAGATTAAAGTATTGAAAGATTTTAAAGATGGTGCATTTCCGGGCGCAAGACCTGAACACGTTAAACACGTAATGGACATGATTGAAAAAATGGATCCAAGTAGTAGTGTTCACCAAGAGATGGATCATATTACACGTCTAGCCGGTGTGCATCATGATCATACTATTGACGAAGCTGGACAAGATGATGCTAAACAAGATTTTAATGCACTAATGCAACAGTTTATGCAAAATCATCAGGGCGCTGATCCAGCGGCAATGTTACAACAATATCAGAAAGATAATCCAAACGCTACAGTTACACAAAACCATACAAGCACAGGATCAATTGACGGCAAGCCTGCTAGTTATGATGATGCTATGGCTAAAACTAAAGGCATGCATCTTAAATTGCCAGCTATGGGTGATGGCGACACTGAAGATGAAATGGACTTTTCAAACCCACAAGCTATGTTTCAAAAGATACAAGGTAAAGTAGGTAAGATGGCTGGAAATATGCCTAATCAAACAGTTAGTATGCCTGGTGCTACTATGAATCCAAAAGACATGATGAATGGTATTATGAGCAAGATGCCACAGGGTGCAGGTCAAGGTGGAATGCCAGATATGGGTGCTATGATGAAAGGCATGAATATGCCTGGAATGAATGAAGACGCTGAACTAATGGCTATGCTTAAAATTGCAGGACTAAGATAAGGAATTATTATGAAAAAAATGATCAATGAAACAGAATTAAGAAACCGTGTAAATGGTTTACGTGAGTATCTAGCTATTGTTGAACAACAAAACGAAGATGCTCAATCAGCTGGACAAGCAATTGGCAACGCCATTGGAACAGTTGGCAATTATGGCAAACAAGCTGTAAATGCAGTTGGTAATGCTGCCGGAGCAGTTGGTAATGCTGTTGGTAATGCCGCAAGTGCAGTTGGTAATGCGGCTAGTGGCGCAGTCCAAGGTGTTAAAAACTTTGCAGGTGGTGTAGCACAAGGTGCTCAACAAGCATATGCGGGTCAACCAGCAGGAGGTGCAGGTGCATCACCTACAAAACCAGCGGCTAAATCAGATCCAGCTGTTATGAAAATTCAACAAGACTTAATTGCTAAAGGTGCAAAAATTAAAGCTGATGGTATTATGGGGCCAGCTACTCAAGCGGCTCAGAAACAATTTGCGGCAGCACCGGCAGCGGCAGCACCGGCAGCGGCACCAGCAGGCGATGCGGCAAAAAATCCTGTTGGTACTACAAATGCGGCAACCGCTATCCCAACAGGCGGACTAGAGAATCCAGCTAATCAAGCAAAACCTGCGGCAACACCTGCGGCGGCTCCAGCCGGCGCACCTGCAAATGTTACAGCACAAGGTTCTGAATTTGGAACTGATGCGACATTTGCCAAACCAGAGGCAACACCTGCGACAGGCCAAGCGGCACAAAAACGAGTTTATAATGGTCCGCGTGACACAGTTGGACATATGGCGACGGCACCTGCGGCAGCACCTGCGGCAGCACCTGCGGCAGCACCTGCGGCAGCACCTGCGGCCGGCCAGGGTGCATCTCCAGCGGCAGCACCTGCGGCTTTTGATCCTACTGGAAAAACTCCAGCAGAAATACAAGATGCTCGTAATAAGGGACTAATTGATGAATCAACTAGCAACCATGTAGTATTTGGTCAAGAAGAAAGTTTGGCTAGAATTATCAGTTTAGCAAGAGGTTAACGTGAAACTAATTGACGTACTATATGAAGAAGGTGAGATAACAACAAAATCGTTATCTCCTGAAGAATACACAAAATGGTATGCCGATCACGGACTCACTCCTCCTAGTACGCCTGGAGGATATGCAACTCCAACTGACAACAGATATGCGGCTGGAGAAGCAGAATACCAAAAATTAGTCAAAGGTGGACAGGGAGCAAGTCCTACACCTAAACCAGCGGCTAAATCAGATCCTAAAGTATTAGCATTGCAACAAAAATTAATTGCGTTAGGTGCAAAAATTAAAGCTGACGGCATCATGGGACCAGCTACACAAGCCGCAATGAAACAATATGGTTTAGATATCAATGGTAATAGTACTGCTAAGAATGTTGCGGCCGATGGCCAACCTCCAGCAACATTGATGAAAGATACACCTGCTGGTCAATTACAAACACAAGCCGCACAACAAGCTAAAGCCGCTTCGGATAGAAGTGCTACAACAACCGATCCAGGACGAACAAGTTTAAATGCAAATATTACCGTGGCACAGCCGACAGGACCTATTGCTCCAACAGCAATTAATAATGGTAGCGGAGTTGGTAAAAATGCAACCTTAGATCCGGCACAAGCAAGTGCGGCTAAAGATGCAATGAGCGATCCAAATGTTAGTGCAAGAGATAAGGCATTTTTAGCTCAAATGCAAGGAAACACACAAGCGGCCGCACCTACTGCACCTACTGCACCTGTTAGTGCTAAGGCACAAGCTAGAGCAAGAGGACAAGCGCAACCTGTTCAAGAAAGTTTAGACAGAATTATCGATTTGGCAAAATATCTGAAATAATATCACATTTAGAGCAAGAAATCTCTTGCAATGATAAATAAAAGCGTATACAATAACATGTATGCGCTTTTTCTTTAAGTAGATCTTAAAGGAATACAGGCAAATAAAAACGCAGAAATGCAAACACAAAGGCTATTAATAGGAGAACAATTATGGCATCTTTAGCAGAAATCAGAGCAAAACTTAAGGCAGCAGAATCAAAAGGTTCAGACAACAACAGAACAGGTGGAGACAATTCCATTTATCCGTTCTGGAATCTAAAAGAAGGCGATGAATCCGTACTGCGATTCTTACCAGATGGTAACGCCGATAACACATTTTTCTGGGTAGAACGTGCAATGATCAAATTGCCATTCGCCGGAATCAAAGGTGAGTCAGAAAGCAAACAAACTATTGTACAAGTACCATGCGTAGAAATGTATGGCGATACTTGCCCAATCCTATCTGAAGTCCGTGCATGGTTCAAAGATCCAGCACTAGAAGATATGGGTCGTAAATACTGGAAAAAGCGTAGTTACATTTTCCAAGGATTCGTTGTTGAAGACGGTCTAAAAGAAAAAGAAACTCCAGCAAATCCAATCCGTAGATTTATCATCGGACCTCAAATCTTTACAAGCATTCGTGCCGCGTTGGTTGATCCAGAGTTGGAGGATTTGCCAACTGACTTTGTACATGGCTTAGACTATCGTATGAAGAAAGGTTCAAAAGGCGGATATGCTGACTACTCAACATCAAGTTGGGCACGTCGTGAGCGTCCACTAAGTGACGAAGAAAACGCGGCAATTAAAGAACATGGCTTGTTTAACTTGTCAGACTTCTTGCCTAAGAAACCAGGCGAAGTTGAATTGAAAGTTATGAAAGAAATGTTTGAAGCGTCAGTTGACGGCGAGCCATATGACATGGAACGTTGGGGTCAGTACTTCAAGCCTGCAGGCATGAGCCAAAACACTGGCGACCCACAAAAAACATCATCTCCTAAGGCAGCACCTGCACCAGTACCAGCGGCAAGTGATGACTATGATGACGAACCAGCTCCAGTAGCTAAGACAGCACCTGCCCCAAAAGCTGAAGCAAGCACAGATGCACCAGCAGGCGACAGCCGTGCTCAAGACATCTTGGCAATGATTCGTAACCGCCAAAAAGCGTAATTAAAAACACGGCTCGGGCCTCTATGACTTAGTCATACGCCCGGGTTATCTATAATTTAGGAGAAATAAAATGAGTAAATTAAGCAAACTAGCAAAAGTAAACGAGTCAATCACTATCAATCGTTATGACAACGGCTATATGGTCGAAGTTGGCGGACGTGATGAAGAAAGCGAATGGAAAACCGCTAAGATTCTTTGTAACTCTGAACAAGATATGCTTGACGTAGTACAAGAATGGACTACAATGGACTTGGATAACTAATATGGCTACTAAAGCGTTTGATTTATCAAAGTTTAGAAAAACTTTGACCAAGTCTATTGACGGCTTAGGTATTGGGTTTAATGACCCAACAGATTGGGTTAGTACAGGTAACTTTGCGTTGAACTACCTAATTAGCGGCGATTTTAATAAAGGTATTCCGCTTGGTAAAGTTACTGTATTTGCTGGAGAATCAGGTGCCGGCAAGTCGTATATCTGTTCAGGCAATATTGTTAAGAACGCACAAGAGCAGGGTATCTATGTTATCCTTGTAGACAGTGAAAATGCGTTAGATGAAAAATGGTTACACGCACTAGGTGTAGATACTAGTGAAGAAAAACTTCTCAAGTTGAACATGGCTATGATTGATGACGTGGCAAAAACAATC